ACAATAATGATTTGTTTCACTTTGAAATTCATCGAAGTAAAGTAAATCAACATCGGAGAAGAAGTGTGACATTTTCTTAATACTATCAGCACAGTTCAAAGGTAAAGCGTAGCCACAACTGATACCATCAAGGAACAGTTCATGGAAGTGACCATTATCTCTTGGTTCGCTTTCCAGTTCGTGACCACTAAAGAACAATGCACCTATATCCTTGAAGAACTTCTCAGCAACATCATCCAGTTCATCTTTGAAGCGATAGATTAAACCGAACTTCCTAATCTTTTTGTTCAGAAATCTATTCACACAGAGCCTACTATAATATGTAGTTTTTCCACCAGTACGGTTAGTCGTGACCATGAATATTTCGGGAACGTTACCATCCAAATCCTTCATGCTCAAAAGTTGCGTACCATCATAATACTGTTGTTCCATGCTTTACCTCTCCCTATGTACACATATGAAAATGTGCTCATATGTATATCTGTATAATTAATTATATCAAAAACCACTTGACAAATCAATATTGTTCACAGAATCTTCACATATGAATATTGATAAATATGTTCATATATGATACAATCTGTGTATAAAATATGAAGAAAGGAGTGATGATATTGGATTGGGTTTCACTTATCAGTTCACTTGGATTTCCAGTTGTTTGTTGTATTGCTATGGCATGGTATGTAAAGTTTCAAACTACCAGTTATAGGGATGATGTAAAGGAACTCCAACGAGAACACAAGGATGAAATCGCAAGTGTGACAGAAGCGTTAAACAATAACACACTTGTTCTTCAAAAGTTATGTGACAAACTAGACGCTGATAATGTATTAGAAGGAGAAGAGTAAATGCCTTGGCACGCTAAACCCACATACGGATACTTAAAAGAATCAGTAGAAGCACAAGAGAACGGTCTTGAATTTTTAGGAATATTACTTCTATTAGGATGGACAAAAGAATCAGTGTCGGCTGCTTGGGGAAACATTGAGCATGAATCAGCGTATAATCCTTGGAGATGGCAGTATGAACAAATACTATCATCAACAGACCCTAGTATTGATACATCAAGAGAACACGGTTATGGATTGGTACAGTTTACACCATCGGGAAAATATATTCACAATCAGACAGCTATGGGTGCTACTGGATATGGACCAAATTTTTCCGATAGAACTGGATTAGCTACTGATGGTGCTGTCCAAACTGTTATCATGAATATGATTGCAGACCAACAACCAAATCCGCAATGGTTACCAGCATCAAGTTATGGTTACACACTTACTTGGAGTGAATTTAAAACAAATTCGGGTGGATGGACGCCCGAGTATTTAGCAAAAGCGTGGCTTCATCAATATGAAAGACCATTAGACCAAAGTGTAAGCGTTGAAAACATTAGGGCACAGACAGCTAGATACTGGTATGATTTATGGGGTGGTGTAGTTCCACCAGTACCGCCCACTCCAACAGGGAGTAGTAAGTTCAAGTGGTGGTTATATTGCAGAAGGAGATTCTAGTATGAAAACTAATGACGAAGGAATTAAATTAATCAAGTCATTTGAAGGATGCAGATTGAAAGCATACCTAGACCCTGTTGGTATACCTACAATAGGCTATGGTCACACCAAAGGGGTGAAGATGGGTCAGACGATTACGGAAGCAACCGCAACCATCTACCTTAAAGAAGATTTAACTGAATCGGAAAACGCTGTTAACAAATGGATGAACAAATACTCATTCAATAGTAATGAGTTCTCCGCACTTGTATCATTCACTTTTAACTGTGGTGCTGGTTCATTAAATAACTTAGTCAAGAATGGTGCTAGGACTAAAGCAGAAATAGCCAAGTACATTACTCTTTACAATAAAGGTGCTAATGGAAAATACTTGGAAGGACTTGCCCGAAGAAGAAAAGCTGAAAAGGAACTCTTCTTGAAAGAGGTAAACGAAACAATTAACGAACCAGTTGCACCACAATTATCAGACGATACCCTATACAATGTAGCTGTTGATGTTTGTAAGGGATTGTACGGAGATAATGAAGACAGAGTGACCGCACTCACTAAAGCTGGTTATGATGCAAAAGCGGTACAGAAAGAAGTTAATCGGATTTACAAATTCGGTTACATTCTAGGACAGACTTATACTGTTCATGTTGGTTCATTCCTTAATATCCGCAACTTACCGAATTTTGACCAGTCAAATCTAGTTGGTAAGATTAAGGGTGGTAAGACAATTACACCAAAAGATATTATCCGAAAGGGTGATGTTATATGGATGTATAGTGGACAGGGTTGGTGTTGTGCTAGGAGTGGAAGTGTTACCTACATTTTTTAAAATTGAAAGGAGTAAGTATGGCAGTTAAGTCGAAGGATGAACTGATAAATTCCTTAAAAGAAATAATTGGTGACTCAACAGATGATAAGGCACTTGCGTTCATTGAAGATGTTACCGACACATTCTCAGATTTTGAAACAAAGTCAAGTACAGATTGGGAACAGAAGTACAAGGAGAATGATGAAGAGTGGAGAAGAAAATATAAAGAAAGATTCTTCAACACCGAAGTGGATGAATCAAAAGAAGATAAACCAAAGGATTCTATCCTACCCGAGAACAATGACAACTCACCGAAGACATTCGATGAATTATTTAAGACAGAGTAAAGGAGATTAGATATGCCTAGAAGAATAGCTAATAGCGTGCTTAACGCTAGTACAATAGACATTCTTAATGTCATTCGTCAGAACGCTTCACTTGAATATCAGAACGCTGTTCCAACAGTTACAAGTGAAAATGATATTCCAAAGGTTGGTGATATAATTTATGGAACACCAGCGTTTGCGAACTATTTTGTTAATGCACTTCTTAATAGAATCGCACTTGTAAGAGTTAAGAGTGCAAACTTCTATAATAAGTATGCAGACCTTAAAAAGGGATACCTTGAGTTCGGTGAAACTGTTGAAGAGGTATTCGTAAATATTGCTAAAGCTAGAGAGTTTAGCGTTGAGAAAGCAGAAAGCAGAGAGTTCAAGAGAACACTTCCCGATGTTAGGACAGCTTTCCATTCAATGAACTATCGTGTTCAGTACCCGATTACAATACAGGATGAAGACCTCAGACAGGCTTTCCTCAGTATGGATGGAGTGCAGGATTTAATAGCACGAATAGTAGATTCACTTTATGTTGCTAATGAATATGACGAGTTCCTTCTGTTTAAGTATCTTATGATTAAGGCTATTACAAAAGGAAAGATGTACCCAGTTGCAGTTGATGTAAGTGATATTAAGAACGCTGGTATTAAGTTCAGAGGTATCAGTAATACTCTTGAGTTTATGAATACAAAGTACAACGCTAATGGAGTTCATACTGTTACCGATAAGAGTGCACAGCAGATTTTCCTCGATGCTTCATTCGATGCTCAGTACGATGTTGGTGTTCTTGCATCCGCTTTCAACATGGATAAGGCAGACTTCATGGGAAGAAGAAGACTTATTGATGACTGGACAACTTTTGATAACGAGAGATTTGAAGTTATCCGTGCTGGTAGTGACCAGATTGAAGCGGTAACAGATGCAGAACTTGCACTTATGGCAGACGTTGTAGGTGTACTTGTAGATGAAGAGTGGTTTCAGGTTTATGACAACCTTACTAGATTTACTGAAACATATGTTGGTAGTGGTCTGTACTGGAATTACTTCCTCAATGTTTGGAAGACAGTTTCTAGTTCACCGTTCAGTAATGCAGTTGTATTCGTAAAGTCTACTGGTGCTCCAACCGCTCCACTTTCACTTACTGGTACAGTTACTAATGTTGACATAGCTACTGATATTACTGTTGCAACTATTGAGATTGCAGACCCAAGTTCACTTGGATTCGGAAACTTTGAATTCATTCAGACAGAGGATGCAACCGAAAAGGGAATTGCTGTTCAGAAGTATGGAACAATAATTGTTGGTGCTAATGTTGACACAACAACTGATACAGATGTAGACCTTGAAGTTGTAGTTGGTGGTACAAGCTACTTTGCTACTGTTAATATTGTTGAAACAACCACTGGTGAAGGAGAGTCCGCTGTGACAACACCATCAGACCTTGTAGTTGGTACAACAATTACATTCTCACCAGCTAACGGCTGATAGATTGTTGATATTGATAAGAGATAGGGGATTGAAAAATATCCCCTATCCCACATCATATAGGAGATAAATGTATGGCTTATATAACACCGAATAATAGAATATTGCTGTTACATAATGTTCCAATGGATATGGAATATGAGAATACTATGTGGTGGATAGACCAAGCTAGTCAGACAAACACTATGCAGAGTTTCACAAAGTACACTTGTGCTCCAACTACTTATCAGAGAGTTAATAGAAATGCTGTTAGAGTAGAGCACAATGCTGATACATTATATGATGTTAATTATATAATGTTTCAGAATACTAACTTTGGAAACAAATGGTTCTATGCTTTTGTTGAAAAGATTGATTATATCAATGACGCTGTTAGTGAAATCACTTATAGGATAGACGAGATACAAACTTGGTACTTTGATTTTACTCCGTTGTATAGTTTCGTTGAAAGGTGTCATAGTGCAACAGATAGCATTGGAGATAACATCGTAGATGAACCACTTGCAATAGGTGAATATGTTTCCAATAGAATAAGTAAGATTGATGAACTTGAAGATTTATGTGTTATGATTCTTAATATCCCAGATACAAGTGTTATGCAGAGTACAGATATTAGTGTGTGGGATAATATAGTATCGGGGTGTGAAGGTAGAGCATTTAATTACAATAACGTCACACAAAAAACTGGTATAAATGCGCACCTTTCAACTTACGCATCAGCACCCGATAATGTAGTTGCGATGTATATCATTCCTAAAGTAATGGTTACAGGAATTAATCCGTCAACTGGTGCTGTTAATCCTCTTCCCGATACTGGAAGTGATGGAAAAGCTGGTGTTCCGATAAAAGATTTTCAGAGTGGTGCTTTCGTTGTTGGTGGAACAAATGGTCTTTTACCATTAACGGGTCAGACAACTTTAGATGGATATTTACCAGTAAATAAAAAGATGTATACATATCCATATAATTTTCTTCATGTAAATAATAATAGTGGAAGTAGTATGGATGTTAGATACGAATTTTTTGACCAGCTAAAAGTTAGATTCGGATGCTATTGCAGTGGAACTCTTCCAGTTACTTGTAAGATGTATCCTATTTATTATAAAGGAAGTGGAGTTGAAGGAAATAATCCAACACCATATACACCCGAAAGTTTAACTTTGGATAACTTCCCAATGTGTTCGTGGAATAGTGATTATTTTAAAGGATGGATTATTCAGAATAGTGTTCCTATGATGGCTAATATGACAGCAAGTATGTTTAACTATAACGCTTCATTAACATATGATTATAAATATGGAAAACAATCTCAAGTTGGTAGTTTTGCAAGACTAGCACCAGCTAACCAAGTTGCTAGCATTTTAGGTAACACATATCAAGCTAGTATTCACGCTGATATTCTAAAAGGCGGATACAGTAATGGTAACATAAATATTGCACATGGTCTTCAAAATTATTACTATACTAGAATGAGTATAAATGCACAGCACGCACAGATAATAGATAATTATTTTAGCCGATATGG